CCAGTCTTGACCGCATTGGGGTCCGGTGGGGGCGCGACATAGATTACAGCCGGATGCGTCTTCGCGTACTGCTGCTGCGTCCACAACTTCAGCTTCACGTCCCATGACATCCCAAGATATGTCCTGAGAAAATCGCGCGCTTCGTGAACCTCCTCGACCGTGCAACCGCTTTCCTTTGCGATAACGGGGTCCATGTCACCCCGCTGTCCCCACTTGTCGCTGAACTGCTTGATGTCTGTGATTGGCATTTTCACCTCTCGCGAAATAGTGTTGCCATTACTGTCCTTGCTCCGTCAACCGCTTTTTGATCTCGGCAAGTTCCTTTTTGATTTCCTCGAGCCTCTTACCGTTCTGCTCAATGAGCCCACGATTCGTTTCGGACAAGGTGCGGATCTCGGTCTGGTTAATGTCGTTCACGATATCCGCGTCGCTCCTGGTGTACTTGAGCGTCAACCACGTTCCAAAGATAAAAAGAGCCAACGATGCGACCAGGATGCTCGCCCCGACGGTGATGTACCGTTTCCCGACGTCTATGCTCATGGCTCTACTCGTCTCCGTTGTGATAAGGTTCCTTGATCCCTTGCCGGCTGGCGAGTGCCATGAGCCATGCTTCGACCCTCTTCACGTCACGACTGAGTGCACGCACTGCCTGGGATATGTCGTTCGTCCGACTCGCCTCTACTGGGCAACTGCGATGCGGCATGTCTTCTTGGAGGTGACCGTTGAAATCGTGCGTGATTTCCGCGAGCCCTGCCTCATGCGCCTTTTGAGTGTCACGAAGCGCCTGCAATTCCCTCTTAAATGCGCCGACCATAATCAATCCGCCCCCGAGCAGGATCGCTAGATTTACGACGACCCCGAAATTTTGTTCGATAAACTGGAGCATTGGATCTGTCTCCTGGCGTGATGCGCCCATCACATGAACTGCTGTAGTGTGGGCATGAAGTCCCTACGTTGCCAGCCGGCAACAAGAATCTCGGCTATCACTTGCTCGACCACTATGTCGGGCTCGTCCCTGGCGAGGGATTCCGACACTGCCTGCGTCACCAGAACGGATGCGTCGGGCGTTACCAATGCCTCTGCGACAGCCTGGGTAACCTGAATCTCAGCGGCTGGAGTGGCGAGGACTTCTGCGACATTCTGCGTTACCGCGATCTCTGCCGCTGGAGTAGTGAGTGATTCGATGACGGTCTGCGTGACCCTGACATCCACGGGGCCGATATTTTCAAGGTCGCCCGTCGCCGCTCCGACGCCATAGGCATGTCCCTGCCAGGGCGGTATCACGAGCGACCCCGTCACGGTGCTTGTGCCGTAGGCGTGACCGCGGAGATCCGGCGGGGCGCCGGCGATCAGGTTCCCGGTTGCCGTGCCGTGTCCCGCGGCGGATCCGGCCAACTTGGCCGAGGCCTTGAGCGTGCCGGTCGCCGTCCCGACGCCGGTCGCCGACCCATTTATCCCTATGATCGACGATAAAACCGCGTACGCGACTACCTTGGAAATGTCGGCCCCTTTTGGGGGCTGCAGGACGGTGTAGACGTTCGTCTTGCTTACGCTCTCGCCCTTTTGCGCGGACGAGATGACGGTATATACGTTTACCTTGCTGACATTTGCGCCAGTCGCCACTTTTTATGTCGCCGATCTCAGAACAGATTCGAGTGAGCCTATGTCCGACGTCGAAGGCTGGACCCCGTTGATGGTCGCCACTATCCGCTCGACCGTGCCCCAATTTGTCGGGAGGGCGATGTTGCTCCCGACGTCTATCGTGCCTGGGCTGCCGATCTTGAACCCGAGCTTGATGTTGGCGATCGAGGAGTCGCCCGACTTCATGCACCTCGCCGCGATCCTTAATGCCCTAACAGAAAATGTGCCAGATGGGAGGTCCGATAGATTGAAAATCGCGTCTTTCGCATCCGAGTTGACATAGATGAGATCGGAGTCGCTCATGGTCGACTCGTCGACGTCGGTATATGCCCCCGTCCAGTCGTTGTTGTCGCCGGCGCCATTTGGATAGTTCGTAACCACCGAGAACGTGCGGGTGTCCTCGTCGGCGACGACAAACTCGGAGAGGCCGGCAAAGCAGGTGCCGCCGGATGGGGCGGTGATCCCGATGCAGTCGTATCCCGTGATGCCTATGCTGCTGATGTCGCCCGACCAGTCGATGTGCGCCACCGAGGAGCCGTCGATATAAACCTTGATGACTGTCCCCGCCCCGACACCCGAAATATAGACATCGACCTTTCGGCAGCCCGCCGAAACCGTGCCATCGGTTCCGGTCGCCAATGCGGTCAGCGTTGATCCGTCGAATTTCCCCAGGGTGAGGTTCTGGGTATTGCCCGAGGACATGCCCAGCCAAATGCCCTTATTAGTCGTACTGTTTTGAATGAGCCCGAACCATCTCGCCATCGCCGAGGTCGTGCCGGAAACATACATGCGGACGCTGAACCAGAGCACGGTCACCGCGCCGCCGGGAAACACCACGGAACGGCAACTATTCCCCCAATTGGTGCAGTTCAGGTCGCCCCGTGGGTAGCCGGACCGGAACCTTCCCGCGGTTGTGTCGAGCGGCGGGGTCGCGTTCTGGAAATCTATATCCTCTCCACCACACCAAAGGATCGACATTTATACCCCTCGTCTTATGTAATGACCTTCTGGCCGAACTGCATGTTGTTGAAGCCGCCCACGGTCCACGCCGCTGCGGTCGCCGGATCGGCTTCCCACATCTCGGTCTGGTAAAGAAAACTTCCCGCTACCGGCGTGTGGGTTGCGCCGACCGAATCCGTCGAACCGGAACGGATCATCGGAGCCACCTCGGCGACTCCAGGCATAGCTTTCGCGGCACAAGGAGAAACTGCAACGACGTGGATGGTTGCATCCGATGATACCGAAAGAGAGGCGTGCGCATAGGTATCGCGTTTCCCTGGGGTACCTTCACTGACGTAATCGGTTTCGTTGGGATCGGTTTCATCGACGCACTGATAGTTCAGTCCAGCGGAAGGAGTGAACTCCGAATAGTAGCCAGGACCATTCGGGAACGAAGTCAGAACAGCGCAATCTCCACGAAACGCCGCATCGGTGTCGTAATCGATGTAAAGGTCGTCGAAGTACGCAGTCGTTCCCCCGTCGTACTCTCGGTTGTAGTAGGATCCGATATAGATGCCGTTCGCATAGGCGTTAGCCGTTGCGACTGTAACAACGCCAGACAGATTAAGAACTGGACTCGCAACTCCATTAAGGCGAACCTGAACCGATCCGGTTGCCGGGGAAGATCCGTTGAACACCACTTTGGTTTCGTAGTAATTCCATGCGTTAGCGGGAATGAGGCCGACCGCCGATGTTCCTAGAACCGTACCCGCCACTCCGAAACCCGCAGGATCTCCAAGCAGGGCCGAGATGGAACCGTCCATGTTCACTCTTATGGTAATTTGAGGCGTTGTCACATCAAGGAATCCGCAGATCCTTTGCGGAGTGTCGAGGCTGGGCTTGCAGGCGACCCCGAGAATCCAAGTTGCCTTATTGGAGAATCCCCGACTTCGGCGAATCCCGCTGGAACTCCAAGTGGTCTTGAAACATCCAGAATTTCTCCTGCCGCCCGTCTGTTGGATGGTCGGATATTCCTGTCCCCAACCGCCCATCGCCCATCTGCCCCATGCGGCATCCCATTTTTTCGTCAGGTCGGTATAGGAGTCCCAACCGTCGATGAAGGGAAATGATCTTGCCATGTCAACTCCCGTATCCTCTCACGAAACTGATTAGGTCGAATTTGTCATCGTTCCCATCGTACATAAGGCCAACATAGTCCTGCTTGTTCGGCCCCGAGGACGGCGACCACGGAACGTCATTGCCGACCCGCACCTTTGCGTCCGGTGTGTAGTTCAAATATCCGGTCGCGCTTTGCCGAATGATGTAGATGAATGGCTGGCGGTGCTTCGGACTTGACGGGCATCCAAGCACTCGGGTTGCGCCAACCGAATCGAGCAGTTGACAAAAGTACACCTTGCGGGGTGTCATGTCTGCCGCCACACCGTTGCTCGCGATCGTTGAGGCATCCGTCAGAACGATCTCATATCCGCTACCGATTCCACTCGTCGGGTCGGGCGCGAAATAGGTATCGTCATCATCGACACTCCAACCGTTCTGGAAGAACACCCTCGCCCCGATATTGTCGAGCGGAATGCTGGCTGGAATCGGAATCGGGTCGGACACGAAAATCTGCGAGGTCGTATCACCGTACTCGCCCGTCACGGGATCTTTCAGCGGTAAGGGATCAAGCCCCTTATCGTCCAAACCATGCCCCGGTTCGTTTCCGAAATACCCCTCAGAGTTCCACTCCCAAAGCGGCTTAACCATTTTGAGATGGATGGCGGAAGCATCCAACTCCAATGGGATTCCGATGCCGAACCAACGTGCGGTCGCGGGATCGTTGTTTTCGAAATCGACCGGCATCGTCCATTCGCAATTAGCGTGCGCGAATGGGCTTACCATGTGACGATCGAAGATCGCCATCACGCCAAGCTTTCCGTTCTGGAATCCTGGGTTGGTCTTTGTGAAATGGGACGAGTTGAATGTGGTAACGAAGTCTTCCCATGTCCCTCCCGATTGACCGTCATAATAGAGAACGGACGCGCCAACTCCATCGTCGATATTGCGCCACGGTTGACCGCCTGAGATATCACGGGCCTGAAACCATACCTTCCAGATGCTATTGCCGTTGGTCTTCGGTCGGGTCGCCTTAATCACTACTGCGTGCGATCCCGATGGATCAGCCTCGGCCCATACCGTCCAATCCTGCGGCGGGCCGGTATCCGCTATCGAATTGGTCGTAACGTGGTCTGTGACCCTGCTAGGAGTGTCGTTCCCATCCGACCATACCGACCATCCCGACGAGTTCCGCAGGCGGAAGGCATACCACCACGTTCCCTCATAGCAATTCAGGGCCTTGTAGTGCGCCCCCCAAAAGTACGCCAAGATTCCGGTCGCAATGATGTAGGGGCATCCGTCAATCCCAAGCGTTCCGCCCTCTTCGGGAGTCCTGAGATCGACATAATCGTGACCGCCAGCCGATGCCGGGACGTTGAACCCAACCGGACCCGAGTTCAAATCGACATAATTATTCGCCATCATGTAGACGGATGGGTTGACGGTAGATGGATCGTGCGACCATCCCGATTGGACGTTCGGCCTGGAGGTCATCGCCCAAGCGTCTTGGAGGTTCGGGATCGCAACCTTGTCGGGCGTTTCCTCAAGCAGATAGGCGATCTCGTCAGAGGACAGAACTTTGTTCCATATCCCCAACCAATTCGCTCTACCGAATCCGCCGCCGAAGGAATGCGTCTGCGGTTCCAGCCCAGACAGGACGGTGAGATTGTATGCGCTTGTGTTGAAGGTCGCGTCGAGATTGTTGGTCGTTCCCGCCAACGCGCCATCAACGTACAGCTTCGTGTCGCCGCCGTTCTGCCACGTTAGAGTGATAAGCGACCATTTCCCGGTTGCCGGTTGGATCGACGATACCACCATCTTGTCCGAACCGTTATTTTTCCATCCTGCGCGAAGCTGATCGCCGCCCGTTCCGCCGCCCTGAATACCGAATACCGTCAAGGGCTGAGTCTGCCGAGGGGAACCCTGATTCTCGCCCGTCGCGGTGCAGAGAATCCATCCAGCCGATATGTCGGGAACTATCCCTCCAGGCGTGTGCCAGATATATCCGAATCCCTCCAGGGGATAGACCCACATGGAGAGCGATCCCGTGGCGGGGATCGAGTAGCCGTTCTGCGTTTCGATGGTGGAGTAGATGCGGGAACCGGCGCGGTTAAGTGCGGTCGAGGCCAGCAACCTTGCTCTGAATTCCGCCTGATCTATCGTCTCGTTCCACTTCCAGACCTCGACCCCGAACAGAATATCCCTGCCGGTCGCAACCGCCGCGCAAGAGAGATCGTCGGGCGGCTTGGAGGTTCCCGGCCCATAGATCGTCTTGGGTGAATAGGCGGCACCCGATGCCGTCCAAGTGTGCGTCACCGCCTTACGGGCGAACACCTTGACGGTGTGAAGCCGCGCTTCATCGACACTGTGGCTTACCCACTCGACGAACATATCGGTGTCGATCGCCAACCCGAAGGTCGCTAGGCTTAACGTCATGTGGATGCGGTCGCTGATGTCGATCGTCTGCGCCTCAAGCAGATGGGTCGGATCGTAATTCGCCTTGATGGTGTAGCGGATTGCCGGTCGAGGGTCTTTGTAAAACGCGATAATGTGGGCGCAATAGTCTCGGGCTTCCTGATCCTGCGTCAACCATTCCGACACGTTCGGGAATGAACGCTTGCGGTACTTCGCCTCGCTGTCGGTATCTTCGGCGTGTACCGTCAAGGGATCGCTTTCAATGATGGCGATTCCGTGAACCTTCAGGAGTATGAAGAAGCCGTTCGATCCGCTTGTGTTCGTGATCGTGAGGCGCAACTTGCGGCCCAATTCCATGCGGCTGTACGTTATCTCGTTCGTGATATCCGCGCCCGTCATGTCGGCTTCAGTATTGACCTCAACATCCACCACTCCCCACTGATAGGCGGCGAGATAGCCCGAAGGGGTTGTTTCGTTCGGGATCTCGATGTCGATTACCTTTGTTTCGCCCAACGCGATCGGGATTGGTGCGCCCCCGAGTCCGTTCCGTTCATCGACAAGCGTGCATAGCACCGTGCTGTCCGAGATGTTGAACGTCCTGATGTTCGCCTCGATATAGTTGTAGATATCCATCAGGGGATCTTGTTGCTGGAGATCCCACGGGCGAAGCGTGCCGGTGCCATACGTCACTCTAGCGGTATTGTGCGGAGGGTTCAGCCGATGCGCCCTGCTTTCGAACGCAATCTTGCCGTCCTTCGTTTCCCGAATGAGGCCCGTTTCGGTAGCCTCGATTTGGCGCAGGAGATCGACCACCTTCCCCTTACGCGCCCAAAAACGCGCCATAGTGGAAAGTCCAGTGTCGATCAGCCGGTCGGTAGCGGAGAATCCCGCGCCGTCAAGGATAGCGGCGACAGCCGCCCCGGTCGTGACCCCCTCCATCATCGGGATGTCGATGTCTTTGTCTTCGGTGAAGTTTTGCAGAACGCCATAGGCTTCTATGGTTGCCGTCGATACCTTCACCATCGGGCCGACCGTGGGACTGATCTTGTCGAGATACCCCTGCCACATCGTCACCCACGATCCAGCCCCGATCTGCATCTGGACTCTGACTCTTAGCCCCGGCAGAACTTTCCCGTAAATCGGCGATGCGGAATTGAAGCTGGAGAAGATCGAGGTCGAGTTGTCGAGTTTGGCAGAGAAACTACCGGCCTTCGCCTGTGGGAGAGTGGTGTCGTTTCCGATCGCCCACTCCATCGTCATCATGTAGGCCGAAATATCGTCATACGGGCCTGCGAAGTTGCCGGTGTTCAGCCAGTCAACATGAACTCTATAATTGGCTTTGTCCATCATCAACTCGTCGAGAAGGCAGGGGAACCCCTTCGGCGAAGCATGATCGCCGCAGTCTCCACCTTTGCGCTGAATTCGTCGTATCCGTAAATCGGCCCCTCGACAATGATCAGCGGTCGAGCGTATGCCGTCTCGGTACCGCCGCGGGGCAGCACCGGCTGTTGAATCGGGACTCCGTTTTCGTCGGTGTATTTCGGGTTTGACGGAGAAGGTGCGGGCGCGGTCTCGTTTGTCGCCGGATTAGGATTGAAGTTTGCCCCCGCGGCTGTCCCCGCATCGATAACGACCTTATTGAGTGCGCTGACGATCAGCTTCAGTTGCTCGACGACCGCATCCTTCGCCGCGGCGATCTCTTCCATGATGCCGTTGCTCGCTATATCAAACTGAGCCAGCACTCCGTTCGTAAGCGTGGTGATCTTGTCGTTTGTCTCGGTTTCCGCCTGACCGAGGTATGCGAGCGAGGACGTGATCTCGTTCTCATAGGCGAGATCCGCGGCCGACTTCGTTGCTTTGAGAAGATCCGGCGTAACGGTATTGAATCCCTTTGCGTAATTGGAAATCGCGGCGAGACCTTCTGCTCCACCATACTTCTTGAGTGCCGTCTCGAGGACTCCTCCTGGCTCGAGTCCGACCGGAACCGACACCCATTTCTGATAGGCGTCGTTCCACTCGAATTTCATTTTGGTCTGGAAGTCCTGTACTGCCTGATCCCACCCCTTCTCGATCTTGATGAGTTGGGCGATGCCCTGCAACCGAGCGGGGTCGAGCCCCATGCCCCGCAATGCATTCTCAACTGCCGGCGACCAGTCGCCATTCAGGATCGACTCCACCGGCGTCTTCTGAAGACCGGAGATTCCCGAGGCGAGCTCTTTGATTGCCGCCAGACCCTTCATCAAATTCGGGAGGTCGGATGCGGCGTCGAGCGCAGAGAGATCCCCACCATACTTCTGCACTAGGTCGCGGAGTGCGGGCAGGATTTCGCCGGTGTCCCTAAAGTGCTGCACCATGGTCTGGAACTGATCGTTGAGAGAGGCGATGTCGGACAGTGCCTGGAATTTTGAGAGGTCGCCACCGTACTCAACAATCTGATCCGCGAGCTCGGGGAGAATCTTCCCCGTCTCGAGAAATGTGTCGTACATGGTTTTTGTCGGCACGATGGCATTCTGCATGCTGTCGCGCAGACCGGTAAAGCCGGTGATCATCGGCTCGAGCTCGGTAAACTTTTCCGCCGACGCGCGCGCCATCGCGAGTTCTTTCGCGAACGCGTTTGAGCTTTGAGCCGCCTCGTCCAGGGCATCCTTGTTGGTCTTCAGGAAATCGGTCAGTTCCTGGGTCCATACGCCGGTCTGCATGACCGATTGATAGAGTCCCTCGAACTCGCCGGCGAGCTTCTTGACAGCGTCGCCATTAACGGTCAAAACCTCCTTCCAGTTTGGGAGGTTTTCCTGAAGCACTTTCGAGCTCTTGAATGCGTCGGTGAATGCCTTGTCGAGCTTTGTCCAGTCTCCCGTGAGATCGCCGATCTCGTAAGCATCGCGGAAATTGAACGTGCCCCATGATGTCTCAACCTTCTCGAGCTTGCCGAGGAACTCATCGTAGGTTCCCTGCTGTTTGGCAAGTGCACCCATTTGCTGAAGGGACTTCGGCGCGAACGTAATTTCCTTGCGCATGCCGTAGGCGAGGTCCGCGTTGAGCCCATACCCTTCATACAATTGCTTGAACTGATCCTCGCTGAAGTTGACGCCGAGGTCGCGTTGAGCCTCGACGGATCCTGCATACTTGGTGCTTTTGCTCGACTGGGTTGCAAGCTTGATGACGCTAGCCACAAAGGCGCCGGCTGGACCGGCGACGAGGAATCCACCTCCGATTGTTTCCGCCCAGCTTCCGACGCCATGACCTCTGATCCCAGAGATGGCAAGCATTGCCCCTGCACCCATAACGCCACCGGCAGCGGCGCCGAGCCCAGTCCCTCCCGACAGCATGAATCCAAGCCCCGCCCCCGCCATGCCACCACCAAGGACACTTTCCCAGGTGCTCTTTTTCTTGATGCCGTCGATCGCCATCATGGCGCCGGCACTCAGTCCCAGGCCCGCCAGGGTAGTTCCCCAATTGATGCCCGAGAGAAACGATCCCGAGGCGCCCTGCTGAGATTGCGGCAGATATTGCGGCTGAAGGACTCCGATCCCAGGCACTCCCATCCCGACTGCCGCCCCCGCATACTCGGGCGCCATGACATAATTGTCGGGGATCCATTCCTGGGTTGCCGGCGACCACTTCTTTCCGGTGAATAGACGTGTGAGCGGAGACACCCCCTCCTTCACGGCGCTTGTGATGTCGCTCATCATGTTCGAGCCGGCGGCAGTGTTCGGACCTCCCTGGGGATAACTGCCTTGCACCATGTCGCGAAACATCTGATAGAGCCCGCTGCCCTGAAGAGCCCCCGCCATGATGTTCATGAAGATCTGCTTCAGGAGGTTCTTGAAGGTGCTCTGCAACCAATCGAGGATCGCGCCAAAACCCTTTTTGCCACTCTCGAAGATCGCGTCGAAGAGCTCGCCCGCATAGCTCTTGTAGACGTCGATCATCCGCTTATATTCCTGTTGATGGATACGGAGGATCTGAGCCATGCGCAGGCGCACTCCGACATTGAGCTCTTCCTGCATTTGCTGATCAAGCTTGCCCATCTGCGCGCGCAGCAATTCGGCGAACCCTGGTCCGACGATGGGAATTGCCTGGGTAGCGGCGATGATCTTTTCGAGGTCGGCGCGCCGCTGGGCAAACTTCGTCCTGATCTCTTCGGCCCTGATCGCCTCTTCGAGAAATGTCTTATGCTCTTCTATCGCGACCCGCTCATAGTCGTTGCGAGGAATGACCTGATTCGTGATTTGCTGCTCGAGCTTGAGCTCTTCGAGTTTGCTTCGGGTGACATCCCGACCGAGGATTACCTCGAATGCCATGCGGTCCTTTAGCGCCTTGGTCGCCCATTCGGTCGTATTGCGCAAAGCGGTGTCCTGGGTCTTGAGAAGATTGCCACCAAGAGCCTCTTTGCCCTTCTGGGCTATAGAGTCATTGATCTGCTCGACCTCCTTAAGGGTTTTGATGTAGCCCTCGAAGTCCTTTGGCGCCTTCTTGATTTCATCCAGCATTTGCTGGATACGGAACACCTCGCGAGCCCACTGCAACTCGCCTTTCCAGTTCCCTTGCGTCTCGGCTTCTTGAAATTTTTCCTTCGCGTTCGCGAGGGCTTGCATGCCCGACTCCAGCGCAGTGCTATAATTTTGGAACATCGTCCATTTGCCGAGCCAGTACCGAGCCTCTTCAGTCTCCCCCTTGTTGAATGCCTTGATGTATTGCTCGAATGCTGCCTGCGCCGCCTTGGTTGCTTCTGTCGTATCAAGCAATCCCTGCATGATGATTTTGGCGCGCTCTTCCATGAGCTTCTGAAGCGCCATGGCTTTGCGAGCCTTTTCTGGATCGACTGCCTCTTCACCCCAGGATTCGGTTACACCATATCCACCGGTAGCGTTTCGATCAGTCGATCCCCAATCGCCACCGATGCCGTATCCTCCACCCTTGTGCTTTGTGGCGCCGACATTCTGAGGCTGGACCGGAGGTGGGATGTATCCAGAGAAGGTTTGCAGCCATTCAAAGAAAGCTTTAAAGGGGAGATATTCCGAGGTCATGAAGGCGGCGAAGAATTCCGACATCTTGTTCTTCGCACCTTCCCATGCCCGTCCCATCAACGCCAGGGCATTGTGGGTTTCGATCATACTTTTGACGTAATCGTCGCTGAATCCGATCTGCTTCTCGACCTCCTTCATGTAGTCTTCGAGATGCCCTCGGGTATTGAGCATGATGACGCCGGTGTCCATGAGGCGCCGGTTGAATGCCGAGTTCATTACTGCCGACCTCTCCTGGGCACTCCCTAATTCCGCCGTGCGCTTGCCCAGGTCGTCGATAACATGGACGACGCCTTTTGAGATATCGGCCGCCGTTTCGTTGTTTGCCAGTCGTAGGGCATTGAGGACTTTGACGAACTCCATCTTCGTCCCTGTTGCCATCTGCCGCTCGAGCATTCCGAATTGGCGCGCGAGCATGTCGGTATTAACGCCGAGCTCTGCCCCTATCCGGTTCAGGGACTGATATTCCTGAATCGTGTGACCGGTCGCCATCGCGTGATTTCGGAGCTCGATCACTTCGTCCGATAGGTGCTCGGCCAATTTCCCGACCGCTGCCCCAGCCGCGATTGCGCCGGCAGCAACAAGGGTCACGGTCGTCGCGACCGGACCGAGTGCCGTCGCGAATGCCATCACACTGTGCGCGGCAGTCGTGGACTTCTGCTCAATCTCCGATTTCAGAACGGAACCGAGTTGCGTCATGGCGCCGGCGGTCTGATAGACCGAGTCGCCCCACTGCTTCAATGCCGCAACGTGCGGGTCGATGGTTTGCTTGTTGGCCGCCGCGACGGACGTTGTTTTCTCGATCCGCTCTTTCAGGACCGAATACATGTCGGCGCAGGCCCACCCGCTCTTGGTCATTGCCTCGATGGTGTCCCCGAGCTTTATGGTCGGGTTGAGGGCATTCTCCTGGGCAGTGACCATCCGCTTCATGTTGGCGGATATTTTGGACACACCATCGTCGACGACCTTGACGGCATCCTGAAACGCCTTGGTCGCGGGATCCATGTTCGCCGCAACTTCGATGACTACGCGATCGATCTGCTTGTCTCGGCTTCCCACAATAGTCCTCTAGTCGGAGATGGCTTTTTTGATGCCTTCGATGACGATGTCCTTGATCCGCTGGGCTTGCGATTCAAAGATAGGTTTGATGAACGGTTGCGCCTTTACCTTTTGTCCGCCAATGTGTTCGTACTTGACGTGCCGGCCGACCCGCTCGCGCACTATCTTGGAAGTGGCGGCTTTGTAGTGCATGAACCCCTTCTCCACAAAATAACCGTAAAAGGCATTGTGGTTGGGCCCGATCAGGATCGACATCTGGTTGTCGATTCGACCCTGGAAGTATTCGTGCTTCTGCTTCCGCTCATAGACGATGATGTTCTGGAAGAGCGGACCCCATTTGCGTTTCTTAGGCTGGGACGCGCGATGAGGACTGGCTCGCTCAATCATTCCCTTTGCGACTTCGCCGGCTTCCATGATGGACTTCCGCCAGATCTCGCCGCGCAGATCGACCCCGAGTTCGCGGAATTTCTGAAGCAACGGATCCAGTCCCTTAACCTTGACAGTTGCCATTACTTCATGAGCCCTTTCATGACGTTATACTGGTCTTCCCAGGTCTGGGTGTGTCCAGACGTACTACTCCCTTGTCCTGAAATGGCTTGAGCTTCGAGGCGGAACCATGTCGCCCATTCGACGAATTCTCGGTGACTTAGCGTCGCCTCGAGCTCTTCAACTGTGCGCCCGAGTTCCTTGGCTAGACGGAACTTGAGGAGTCGCTCGGGACTGGCTGCGAGTTTTTTTCCACGACCTCGCGAGCCTCGCTGGAGAATGCGCTGAAGTCGAAGATCTCAGCTTGAAGTTTCAGAAATATTCCTGAGGGTTGAGTCTCGGCAAATTTCGTCACCTCATCCAGGTCCGAAAAGAACGGATTCCCGTCCTCGTCCACGACTGCCCATTGAATGACCGGATGAACGACTTTGCGGTTCCGCACTCCTGGCGCCGCCTTTTCAAACTGGCTCGCTAGGTCTAGGAACTTGCATCGTTCCATCTCGGTGAGGGGGCGAACATAAACGGTTTCGCCCCACTCAGCGATGAATACCGGTTTAGACTTGGGCCGCAACGACAGCAACTTTTCTTTGGAAAGCATGGTTCTCCCGAAGCTCGAGCCCAGGCGCTATACCTCGGCGATGGGACCGGTGATTCTGAGCGTGAGGCTCAGTTCGAGCGGCCCATTGAGAGGCGCCGAATAGCCCAGGTTCGAGACGTATGCGACGAACGTGTGGGTTTTGGAATTCGGGTAGACGATCTGGAAATACATCAACGAGCTCGCCTCAAATCCGGTCTTGAGTGCCTGCTGCTGAGTGTCAGTGCCAACCCAATTGCACTTGACCGTGAGATCGCCGCTGTTCTTGAAGGTCGGTTTGTATTCCCTGTAACCCGAGGTGGATTGCTGATGCGTGAATTCCGCGAACTCGACCGTCACGCCCGCGAGATTGATGTCCTTGCACTCGCCGATCAGCACATACGAAACGGGCGAAGACGCGGACATTTTCAACTGGGTGTTTAGGCCGACTACACCTTGTGTTGCTGCCATGGTTCATGGTCCTTTCATAAGGCACCTCCCGTAGTGCGTCCCGAGGTTGGATGGCTGGAAAGAACGTTCGGGATTACGTTCCTTGTCGGGTCGCGACCCTATCCAGCCAAAAACAAAGGGGAGGGCTTCCCCTCCCCTATCTCTGCAACAATGAAAACAAACTTCCTAATCCTTGTTCCACCAGATCGTGAATCGTGCCAGCCGGTAAAATGCCATCGTGTCAGAATCGAATCCGCGATCACCCTCTAGCCCAGATGCCTTTAGGTAAGGCACTGTCGGCGGGCTGCCAAGATCGGTGTAGGCAAACAGTGCCAGGGCAAGTTGCTCCTCGATGTCTTCCGTTTCTTCTGCCGTCACGGCATACATGTAGAAGCGATAGGTCGACTCACGCAGACCGGACGGACCCGTCTGCACCATGTCTACCCTCTCTTGCTCGAGTTCATAGGAAATTGCGGGGTAGACGACGTTCTGTGGCAGTAGGTCTGGATAGATCCGCGTGCCTATCAGTCTCTCGAGCCCTGGGTGCGTCGAGAGGTATTGGAAGAGTGCGACATCGAGCGATCTCATGATGGGTACACCACAAGAGTGATGGGTTGACCGTCTGGGTAAAATGCCTTCTTGTTGAGCCCGTCCGTCACCGTCAGGTGCAGCGTGTAGGGTGATTTGGCATCATCGAGATCACTGTCGGCGGGGCTGTACCGGATCCGACTCAGTGCGGCATTCGCCCATTCGACCGTGCCTGCGAAGGTGACGACGTTACCGTCCTTGTCGCGCAGGACCGCCGACGGATCCATCCCCTGCGCGTCGAACGATGCCCCGTCGTTTTTCAGATCCCATTCCATCGGTGCCGTGCTGCCGGCGACCGTCTCTCGCAATTGGCTCATACTGCCCTCGCTGTTCGTCTGGGGGAGGTTTCGGTTGCGGACCGGATCGGGCCGGCATTCTGCGTCGTGCGCGCGGGCCCGCGATAGTCGGCCGATGCTACAAACGTCTCAGGCAATAAGGCGGCAGTGTTGATGAGTCGGGCCCGCATGCTGCCGATGCCCAGGCTCGAGCCCGCGAGGCGCCCGCTACCAACCAGGGTGCCGACCGGCAGCGGAGCTCCGACCGCCAGTCCGATAAGCGCCCCTCGGCCGAGCAAGGTTCCCGAGGCTGTCGCGGATCCCGTCGCCGTCGACTTTGCATAAGACCATCCGGTGATCTTCGCCTGGGAGGTCGCCGCACCCGCAACAGACCCCGCCAGTTTTCCCCTGGCGCCGATCTTCGCCTGTGATGAAGCGATGCCGGCCGCCGCGCCCGCCAGGATGCCCTTCGCCCTGATGATTCCCTGGGCAGTTCCGGTTCCGGTCGCAGTCGCCGCGAGCCTTCCGGTCGCTTTGAGCGTACCCGTCGCCGATCCGGTGCCGTAAGCGTGCGCGATCGCAAGTCCAGACGGGAGGACCGGAGTCGCACTTGCGGTGCCGCGTCCGAGAGTAGATCCGGTGAGAACCCCGCGAGCCTTTAGAGTGCCCTGGGCGCTACCTGTTCCGGTAGCCACCGCAACCCCGAATTCCCATCGGCCGCCAGTGGCGGATGTCGTCGAAATGCCCGCTGCCGTGCCGCCCAGCTTGCCCAGACCTTTCAATGATCCCTGGGCGCTACCTACCCCTGTCGAGCTCGCTATCAGCTTGCCACGGGCATTTAAAACGGCAATTGAGCTCGCCTGACCCGCCGAAGAGCCCAAAAGCTTTCCAGAGCCTTTGAGCGCGCCTTGGGCGGTCGCAATGCCCGTGCTTGACGCCTGTAGACGGCCAGAGGCCCTCAACGTGCCGGCGCCGCTACCTACCCCTTGGCTTGTTCCGGCCAGGACTCCGATCTGCGCGGACGTTGCCGTCTTGAGGGCTAGATACCAGACGTAAGTTCCGCTCGGATCCGCGTCGTCCATGACGCATGTGAACCCGTCAGAGTCGATCGACTTGACGTCCATCAGACCGTCGATGGTCGAGTCGGACTTGATATTGGCGTAAACCTCGTCATGCTCAACGAGTGTCGTGTCCTCGGTATCGGTCAGTCCGGTTTCATCCAGCCATGCCATCGCGCCGCGATTGGATGCGTCGGTTGCGATGCCTATGCTTCCTCGGTCATCGTTCGAGAGTCCAGTTGCGGTATTCTCCACCCCCATGCTGGACGCAAACAGAATCGCGACCGGAGATTTGCCGATACCGGTGATCGCAATATCATTCCCATCGGTGCGGGTCGTTATGCCGCCAACGATCGATGCGATGCCCTTTATCGCAATGTAGTGAACGTAAATACCCGAGGTAGTTGCCTGGGCATTGAGTCGGAACCCGTTCGACAGCCATGAGTCGAACGTGTATCGATAGAACGGTGTGGTGCTTGGGGTGTCTTGAAGCGCCACGAATGCGTTCAAATGACTGCAATGCGACCTCGACAGGCTCGTGGCGTTGGCTTCTGGCCCCTGCGCACCAGCAAGCGTTGCCTGCGTTCCGTCCTGGGCAACGACTCCAAGCGCCAACTGCGATCGGGCAGACGATCCTCCTGGCGGCGCGGTCGTAGTCGCGATAGAAGCCATGATGAGCAAGTCGGGCTGAAACCCTGGTCCGGTCGTGTCGAACGTTCCCGTGCCTGCTGGAGTAGTGAAATTGCCGATTGAGACATTCGTAATGTCAGTCCCCGACAGGTCAAGATAATGGACCCTGAGACTCGCGCCGAAGGCTTGCG